ACTTGTAATCTTTTTGAATTGTCTACTGTAATAGTAGTAAACTTATGAATAAACTCTGTGCCTGGTCTACGTTTAACTCCACCCTCTGCCATAAGAAAAAAGTTTCTACACTTCTCTGCTGATTGAACATAAACATTCAAATCAGTTCTTGATGTCATTGATGGTGAAACTTCACCTCTTTCAAAGTTATTGAGAGGTACACGAATACGAGCCATTAGACATTACTCGATAGTGTACCAGTTGTCCTTCTTGATGTAACAAAACGATTAGTAGAAAGTCTAAGAGTTGTCTGCTGTTGGCTATCAAGTGTTCTTGCTTTTTGCATAAAGAACCTTGCTTTCTCAAACATATTGTTAGACATACTATCATTTCTTGCTAATGCTAATGCAAAGTGTCCAGCCAGTTCATAGACGACAGCTTGTACAAAGTATGCTGGGAACTTAGCTTCTAATTGTCTAAAGTTATAATCTATGACGACGACATCATTAACACTTGCATCATTGAAGATAAAGTTACCATAAATCTGATAGTCAATATTTCTATCATTTACTGTAACAGCATTTATCATTAATGAGTCAGAAGGTATTTGGTAAGCTGAATTATATCTACCAGTTGGTTCATCTGATAGTCTGTTACCTATTGCTTGGTTTACTGCAAATCTCCATCTTGTATTTACAAGACTAGCTTGAATAGTATCTTCATAAAGATTAACAGCAACCAATGCTTCGTTTGATCCATCACTAAAAGAAGTAATTGGTTGTGCGCCAATCAACACCAGTGACCGAGTACATATATCGATAGGAGATGTCGCTGATGTTGATTGACTCATATTATTTAGTCGCCATCTGTTTCTGCAACAGCAGTTCCGTCTGAAACGTCAACTACTGAACCAGTGTTTGAAAGCACGGTACAAAAATTTGTTGTTGGAGTATTAGTGTCCATCACAATAATTAAGTCCCTTACGTTCAACATATTAGCAGAGTTATTAAAATAACCAGAACTGTTAACAGTTGCGATTGTATCTGTGGTTTGATAAATCCAAAGATTTACTCCACTAGCACCACCTATTCGGTGTAATCCACTTGCACTATAAGCCATGATCTACCTCCTAAGTGTTATTGTCTAAGAACTCATAGACACCATTGTCATCAATAACAACAGCACCCATTGACATCATAGACGTTGCAAGGTGAGATACCCTTTCAGGTATGTAATTTAATTCTGTTGTGACGTCGGCACCAATACCTAGTCCTACAGCAGAAGTGTGATAAGCCATATTCTTACCAGCAGTTACTGAAGAAGAAGAGAAGAACATAAAACCTAAGAAGTTCTTAGCTGTCATTCCACCAGCAAAAGGTAAGTTTGCTTCACCAACAAAGTCTGCACTAGCAAACTCATTGATTGCATATAGATCAGCAAATCCCTTTGGGTTCATTGCTACATATCGACCACCATCTTCTGGAATGTCAGCAACACCAAACTGCTCAAACAATGCTAACACATCTGCCTTTTCAATAGCAGAACTTGTGTCATGAATTTGAGTAGAGTTAGCACCACTATCCATAGCAGTGATTAATATTTCGTCAGTCTTTCTACCTAAAGCACCAGCTTCAGACTTAGCGATTGCCTGACGTTCATCTATATTAGTTTTAATTTCATCCAACTTGTCAATATATTCAGCGGCATAATGATCTTCCATTGTTACATCAACAGTTGTGTGGGTCAATTCCATAGGTGTGATTTGACCATTTCTACTTTTAGTAGACGCTGAACCTTTACCAATCTTCTGAAAGCGAACTGTGCTTCCTCTTACATTAGCAACAGTACGCACAGTGTTTCTTAATTTAGAACCCATACGTTGATATGCTAAGTGTACTTCAGATTCAAACTGTCTAATAAAAGCAGTATCAATAGTATTAGCCATTGATTGTCTCCTTTAAAAAGTTAAAATTTATCAGTTTGCAGATGATTGTCCAACTTTCAGCTTCATTAAGATTGTCTTTAAAAAGGTCTTTCAGCATAGATTGGGTCATTACGAATTAAGCATTGGCATTTCTAAACCCTCTTGACAACGCACAAAACGTAAACAAGCAAAACTATTTACTATTAAAGGTTCATCATAAAATGTAAAACCAAGCCATTTTAACCAAGCAATAGTTCTTGTATGGTCAATGGGAACAACATTTTCTAACACTTGGAAGTCTTGTTGTAGTAACTCTAACAATTCTTTTGAAGCCTTTAGAAAACTAAAATAATATTTTTCAATACCATTACTACCTAGTAACCATATAGAACCAATGTTTTTATTCTCATAGTTCTCTAAAGTACCAAACATACATATAGGAGTGTCGTCGACAAGTGCTGTAAATGTTTTACAGTTTTTATCAGCTAGTGGCATATGTAATGCACGATTAGGTGTTACACCATGTATCATGCACTCACGAATATCTTGTGATCTTAGATTGTCTTGAAGATACCTTGCATCATCTATATTAGAATAAACAATATCAAGTTGACCAATAGTAGCTACATATTTACGAGCCATATAGCTTATTGAAACCATCAGTGACTTTATTAACAAAGTTTTGATCTCTTTCACCAGGCTTCCAATATCTAGGATCACGCATCATTTCATCTAAGTCATCTTGATTTAATGTAGCTGGTTGAGTTGCATGACCACTAAGACTACTGTTCTTTTGCATCTCCATTATCTTTTCAAGAACACCAATACCTTCAGCAGTTGAAGCAAGGTTTTGTATTGCACCAAACTCTTCTTCAGTAAAGTTATTCTGTGTCCACAAAGTTACTGCATCAAGTCTTGCTTGAGCATTATCACCTAACTTTGCTTTCTCAGCTTCAATGTCAGGTTGCATACTATTCATAAACTCAGCAAACTTTGCTATACCAGATTCAAACTCTTCTTGTGAATAACCATTTTCAAATGCTTCATTAGCCCACCAGTTAAACATTTCATTATCTTGGGCTAGTTCTTCATCAATGCTTTCAGGTATTTTGTAATCACCAACTGATGCTGGTCTACCATTATAGAACTCCTGTTCAAGTTCTTGTAGGAACTGATCTCTTACAGTTTCATCTTTTTGACCAATCTTACTTTCTAATTCACTATAACTTTGAACTAAACTTTCAGGTGTTTCAAACTTTTCAGGTAACCATTCAGGTCTTGTTTGCTCTACTTCTTGACTTGGTGAAGAGTCCGTCTGTTCGTCTACTACTGTCTGTGTCGCTTCTTCCATTCTTTACTCCATGATTATGAACAATTCTACGTTCAATTATCCCTACAATATATCGCTGACCCTCAAGGTGACGTAACTTTGCGTCAGTTATATCAGGTCCAGCTACCATTTCTATAGTTATACTTTTAAGATATTTCAAGACTTCTTGACCCATTGGTGTTGAAAAACAACTACCAACAGCATCTGAAATCATTTCATCATCTTCTTTTGATCTGTTAAATCCATCAATACCGATATTTGTCATGTAAACTTCCTATGCGATTTAGTTTTATCTGCTACACTTTTAGGTTGCCTAGAAAACTGTTTGCCTTTTTTAATGGCACGACGTTTTGCTTTAGTTGACCTTGCGTACTCTTCATCAGATAATGCACTAATTGCAGAGGAAGGTAAATATCTTTCTCCAGTTGCATCTTTACCTTGTGTCGACGGCTTACCACTTTTGGTTCGCCATTTCTGTTTAGTCCATGCAACTAAGGATCGTTGAGGTTTCTTCATGAGGTATAGCCACCACCAGCTTTCTTATATGCTAATGCTAACATTTGTGCTTTACGAGCAGACCATTGACCAGGCTTTCCACCTTTGCCACCAGCCTTTATTCTTGCAAATATTCTTTTACGCATTGCTGGCTTGGTATAGTTGCCAGCTTCATTTACTGCCATTTTTCTTCTTCTTCATCTTTGAAGCCATAATTTTTTTTTTTTTTTTTTCAGGTAAGTTCTTTTGTTTATCACTTAGCATTTGATTTTTTGATGGTCTACCTTTTTGTGAACCATATGTTCCTTTTCCCATTGGCATATTTTATCTCCTTAACAATCCCATTTACGAAGTGACTTATTAATTCTGCTATTGGGATCGTTTGCTGTTTTAGCAGAAGTTAATTTTCTTTTCATACCACGCATCCTAGCACAAAAACTCTTTCTACGTTTTGCAGACTTTGGACTTTTCTTAGCTTGTTCTCTTGATACTGGTGGTTTGAGATTCCCACCTTTGGCATTGTAGGAAGCACGACCTTTTGCATTTAATCCACCCTCAGGGTTCTTACCCTCTTTTCTCTGCCAAGCTGGAGTTGCCATCATTTAATATCTGTTTCCGAAATTTTCTCTTTTTGTTTTTCTTATTCTTGGTAATAAATGATTTAAAGTTTTATTGTATGCTGAGTTTGGTGCAAAACCATCTATTCTATAACTTTTATAAGTATCAAAAAGACCAGACATTCCCATAAAATTTATTACTTCTTGACGTTCTTTTGATCTAGTGCCAGCTACTTTTATTTTTTCTAATTCATTTTTTGTTTCTTTAATTGATATATCAATATCTTTTTTCTTAGAACTTTTTCTAATAAAAGCATTTAATTTTTTTTTATTAATCATTATTTTTTACTTTTTTTTCTTTGAACCATATTTTCTTACAAATCTTTTTGGTCCACCAACTTGTTGACCACCAGTATTTGTTTGAAAGTTCTCAACTGTATTTACAGTTTTAGGATTTCCAAAAACATTATTTAAAAATCCAGTTACTTTTTTACCTAAAGGTGTTTGTGAAATAGGTGGTGTAGTTGCAATAATTTCATTGCGATATGGTGTAGGTGCAAAAAAAGCATCTTTCTTTATAGATGTTTTTGGTGTTTTAATTTTTTTTATCATTCTTCTTGCTCCATCATAGGTTGTTGTTGTTGCTGTTGAGCAAGCTGTGCTGTCATTCTAATTATCTCTTCACGACTTGCTTTATCTCTTATCAGGTTATCAGGAACACCAAACTTCCTTGCTAGATGTATAGATGTTTCTTCACTATCTATTAACAAGTTAATCATCTGTGGTCCAAATCTACCACCAACTAATTCTAAGAATCTGTCGACGGAAACTATATCCTGTTGTGCCTGTGCTTGTGCCAATGGAGATACAGACCTTACTTTTACTTCTCTACCATTGATTGTAGGTATCTCAATACGACCTTGTTTCTTGAGTATATGTACAACTCTTTGTAATACTGGTGTTACAAGTTCAGCTTGTAATCGACCAAAAGCAGAACCTATGCGTCTTGATAGATCAGCCATTCTTTCAGCAATCTCTGTAGCACTAGCTGGTGTTCTATTTGGATCACCAAGCATATCATTATACAATGCTCTTTTGATATTATTACGCATATCATTTAACACAAGATCAGCGACATCAAATCTACCAGCAGTTGCTATTGGCTGTAACCCAGCAGAACCAGGCGACTTTGGAATTACAGTTCCCGGCACTAAAGAAACATTATCAGGATTTATAACTCCATCATCTTCCATCTGATAGATACCAGATATAGCCATCTGTGCATTTTCTAATATTAGTTCAATAGTAAGGTTGGTAGTTTTGATTGCACTGAGGGCATTGATTAACGGACCTCTCCCATAAACCTCCCCAGATGCTTTCGACCAGCGATAAGCTATTATAGGACATGAACCAACACCCTCATACTGTTCATCTAAAATCTTTTGTTTTGTCTCAAGATCAATAACGCAATATTTATGAGCCATAACATTAATTCTAGAATAATCTCTATATACTATTTCTAGTATTTTTCTTTTTTCTTCAGGACTTCTAAGGACTGCTTCTTTTATTTTTTGCGTAAGAATAGCTTTCGGATACGCAACCAAAAGCTGTCCACCCCTAATTTGACGTTCTCTATATATGGAGTCAACTCTGTCATCAGGACCGACATCCAAGACAACATGAGGTAATGGAATCGCTGAAAACCTAACAGGATTAACTGCATCACCCTCTTCGCATAATAGAACACCAGTTCCAACAGCACAGTCAAGAAACGACTCGTGTACTTCTTGAGCAAAGTTACTGTTCTGTAGAATCTCAAATACATAATCTGTTACTCCTTGCAGTTGAGAATTAACTTCATCTCTTTGTTCTTCAGGTACTTCTGAACCAGCAATAAAGTCAGCCCATCTTGCAAAGTTTGGTACAAGACCTGATTGCAATCTTGATGCAAATTCTTGTACACCGACGACGGCAGTTTCATCAAAGATTTTATCATCTCGTCTTTGACCAGGTGTTTCTGCATAAAAACTTTCTCTTTGTGGAAGAGCATACTCATAACATTCTTCAAACAATGATGTCCAATTATCTCTAAGTGACTTTGCTCTTTCATATCTTCTTAATAAATTATCTACTGGTTTATCAGCACCAGTATTGATTGGTGTAATTGTATTTACTTCAACCATTACATTGGGTCCTTATAATATCCAATACCACCTGATTGTCCTGATATAAGTGATCGACGACCAACTTTTCCAGAGGAAACCTTTTTATTAAACTCTTCTTGTTTCTTTTTCTCTGCTTCTTGTCTTTTCTTTTCTTCAGCCTTTTGCTTTTCGATTTCAGGATCGACTTTGGGTTCAGGCATTACCATTTTAGGACTTTTAAAAAAACACATAATTTTCGATACTCCATTCAAATGACTTTAGCCACGCACAAAAATGATACATAGCTAATCCATATATTAATAAAAACACTCTTAACCTAACTACATCCGTGACCACAAGCCAACTCTTCTTTGTTTTGGTCGTCGACGAAAAACATCAAACTCAGGTTTTGCATTAAATGATCTTAGTGGTTTACTGTTTCCTATGATTGATCTACCCTCACCAGCACCCAACATTAAATATTGTAGTGCATCATGTATATGTGAATACATATTCTTATCAGGTTTATCATCAAATCTTTCACCTGATACTTGTAATCTTCTATATTGGTATCCACCCTCGAAACCTTTGATTAGCTGTCGACAGCGATAGTCAACCATAAATGCTGGTACACCTTCAACCATCTTCATCAATGATTTATTTACAGCTTCTATTCTTAGAGATACATCATTAGATGGTGCTGGTAATGCTCTTAATCCAGCACCTCTGAGTATTTGAAATGGTGTGCTTTCATCTGTTTGCGCCCTGAAGTCACCACTTGGATCACCATATATCAGTGCTTCACAGTTCAAATATTTAGTTGCAATCTCTTCTCTTAACAGTTCAGAGAACCTTACTATACCCATATCAAAAGCAACTATCTCAGCTTGTATTAACCAACGACCCCTCACTTTTTGTGCAAATACCCCAGCTGGAGTTAGTCCAAAGTCTAATCCTATATAAACTGGCTGACCATCTGCTACTGGTATTTCTTCTTTTGATATATGAGTATCTCCTACAAACATTGGATATATTGGTTTACCATCAGAGATAGTACCAAGTTTGTTCATTACATATACATCTATCCAAGACTTTGTTTTACCTTTGACTGTATTCTCATAGTATGTACTTAAAAGATTTTTTTTGTTTTCTGCTTTACTGTTTTCTTTATAGTCGACGACATCACCATTTTCATTTTTCTTTTCCAACATTCCTGGTGGCTGTGTAAAGAATAACCAGTTATCAGGTTTGACCAGCATCTTTATTTCTTCTTTTGGAATATGATCTGGTACTGGAACTTCACCTGACATAATAGCCCACCAGTGATCTTCTTCAGGTGCATTGGTATCACAGATTATACCTGACCAGCTTGGACCTCCATCTCTCATAGATGGAAAACGACCAACACGCATTGTACAAGCATCAATAATTGATTTGGGTATCTCTCTTGCTTCATTAACCCATATACCAGTTAGTTCTAATGACAATAGTTTCTTTACATCTTCAGGTCTATCAAGTGCTAAAAATATAACTTCAAGTTCCATATCACCTTTTATAATATTATGTGTATATGGAACTTCCCATCTAAACTTACCCCATGTATTTTCTGGAAACCAATCTAACCACGTTTTGATTGTCGTTGTCCTAAGTTGTGGATTGGTATTTCTAATAATCGCCCACCTCGATTTACGAATACCCTTTTCGTTTTTTTTCTGTGCCAATGCTCGTCTAAAGACTTCGACACAACACGCCACCGACTTTCCACTTCCAACTGGACCACGCAGTCCTCTAAAGAACGAGTCATTTTTCATAAACTCCTTTAATACTTCACCATCAGGTTTGTACTTAAATGTTGTCAATGTTGTTATCTTTACCAGCTTTTATAAGTTGTTCAACTGTAGCTGGACCTATTGTTGCAATTAATTTATCAGCTTCCCTATCAGATTTATGTTCATCAGGTACATACTGTAAATGTATTTTCTTAACAATGGTTCTTAATAATCGTCTTTCCTCAGGCTTTAGTATGTGTAAAAAACTCATAGTTGTCCTGTTCGTTTTTGATAAAATAAATATCCTAGCCACATTATCACAGCACCAACCAATGTACAGAGAAATATAACACCAGCTATATTCAATACTCTTGCTCTCATTTCTTGTTGTGCATACAACTGTTCTTGTCTTTGCTTTCTTATCTTGGCTTGCATCTTCAATAAATCAGACCATGCGTTAGGACCATGCGTTAGATTTATCCAGTTACGCAGTTCTTCTTCCATAGCTTCTGCTTTTTTTTTCGCAGCAAATGCATCCATTGCTTCCTGTTCAACACTTGAACCAGCAAATAATTTTTTAAACAAAGGTGGGTTCTTGGACATCTTCTCTGCATGGTTGACATCAGAAACAGCACCCATCCATCTTCCAATGTCACCATACATTGACTCCACATCCTTCCCCATCTGGAAGCCTTTTTTTATTAGGTTGAAGGCTGTTGAAGCTGTTGCAAGAGCAGTTACTGGGTCCACAATTATCCCAGCAGTGATCGTATCTGCGACATGATACCAGTAAAACCACTCTTCTGTCGTCGTTTTCTTTTTCTTGAAAGTTCAGTAAGTAAAGTTGGTTCTATTTTTTCTCCAGTAACTAAGTCTAGTTTTGTTTCTTGTGGATTGTCTAATCTGTTAACAATTCCAACTTGCTCTTGTTGAAATGGTGTAAGACCTTTTCTTGTAAAACCTTTTGGTCCAGCCCTATCAGGTGTCATATCTATCAAAGAACCTTTACGACTGAAACCTTTTGGTCCACCAGTTTTAACTGCTCTTGAATCTTGTACTCTTACAGATTGTGGGTCTGTGATAGCTTTGATTCTTGTTTCTTTACTAGCAAGTGTTGATCCAGTAATAGGGTCTTTATAAATAGTACCACTTTTTATCTGTCCACCTTTCAGTGTAAACTTTGTCGGACTCTTTGGCTTAGAAAGGGGTGGTGACATTTTTACTGGCTGGTTAGCTTCAACTACTTTTCTTGTAGTCTTTGGACCACTAGCTTTTGATACTACTGTCTGTATCTTCTTTGCATTGTCTGCACCTCTAACTGGTGAACCAACTGTACTAACTTGTTTGCTTTTAAGATTAGTGTTAGACTTAGCCTTTTGATTAGCTATAGCTTGTCTCTGTCGTTTTCTCTCTTGCCTTTCTCTTTCTCTTTGGTCAGACCTAGATTCTTGTGCTGGTCTTGCTTTTCTATCTCTTTCTCTTTGCTTTGCTTTGTATACTCCTCTTGGTGGCATTAGAAACCCTCCTTTTCAAGTCTTGTTAAAATTTTATTCTCAAGTTTTTTAGCACTAACTGCTTCACCCTCAGGTATATCCCAGTTAATAGTTCTTGTTGCTCCTGAGTCATCACCAAGCATTAAACCACCAACTGCGTGTAAACCACTGTAGAAGTTTCCTTGACGAATATTATCAAACACATCTCTCTTAAATGAAACACCACCTTCTGCTTTTTCACCAGTAGACTTTAAATTTGGATTAAAGTCATAGATGTCTGTTACCTTGTAACCATCTTCTGTCCTGGTTACTATAAACTCTCCAAGAGTCATCTTAATGTTCATGCCATCACTGTTCTTAAAAAACTCTTTAGCAATTCCAAGAGTCGATAACTCATTAAAGTTTTTCAGATTAAAATAGTCATTTAAAGACTTGTAGTTGAAAGATTGTACTGTTCCCACATCAGCATCACCAAGCTGTTCATCAAGAAAGCTTTGTAAAGTATCAGTAGTTCTTTTACTATACACCTCTCTTAGCTTGACGTCGTCTCTATCCATAAATTCAGGTAACAAAGAGTTGTATAATGAACTTGTAAATAACTTTAGTGCTTCTCTCATACTTCGCTTATGTAAGAAAAAAATATATTAGGCAACGCACAAACCGAACCTCTGTGAAATAAATGCGAGTGAGAGGGAAGTAACAGTAACAGTACAACGTTTTTTGACCCCCCTACCTACTAAGTAAGATCGATCTGTACCTTAATTTCACCAGCGTGTAGATGCATATGTTTGTCTGGTGCTTTGAATCCAGCTCTATCAAGGATATCTTTACTTGCTTCAAGCTGGACATACTCACTTTTAGCACCGCTGGCTAGCTTAACAAGCTTTGCACTAGCTAACGTAGCATTAACACCCAATGATTCTGTTATTCGTTTCATCATGTACTCTTGCACATGAGGTAGTCGCAAAGCTTTGCTAGCCGTGACTCTCCCAGAGTCACCACTAGCGTAGCCAGCTTCTTGGCTGGCTTTAGCTATACTACAACCTTCTGCTACGAGTGTATCAACTAAAAGCATTTGTTTCTTTGTCAAAGGTCGACGACCATTGTCTAAATCTGAACTCATGACAACCCCCTAGTCCCCCTAATACTTCATCAAAATACTACTTGTCAACCTACAATTATAGGCTTGGCTTGCCAGGGCAAGCTAGTCTTATTGTTGGTTGCTAAGCCTAACCAAAGTTGCGTCATGATTAACAGAGCCACCTCTAAGGCAGACTAGGTTTGTGACCAAGCTTTCGCATCAATATCGTCGACTTCCTAACTTGTTCTAACAATTAGACGCCTTTGCTTTTTCGTGTGCCAACCTTTACCAACTAGAGGTTCTTATATACCTCAAGATCAGTGGTGTTTGACATCAAGGCGCTCCTTTCACTATTCTCCAACTACGGCAAGCATAGACATCTGAGGATGCCTAACATCCTGTCCAGAGCATATCACGCGTAGGAGTTTGTCACGAACCTCAGAGATATGACCAGTCTAACATTGTACACTGTCATCAGAAGTGAAGCACGCGTAAGACTCTATCTATTAATTATCTGAGACATGAGTGAAACTTCCACAATGCTAGTTTTTTAGTACTAAAAGGGCATACTAAAAACATAACTGCAATTTTAGAATCTAATAAGTTCTAAAGCATTTCGCACTTTTTTCAGACATTTTGAGTCTCCTATGTATTTGGCAAAAATGCAACCCTTTCGCGAGGATCATGCTGTCAACATCACATATCATTCGCACGCTTTCAAGTTTGTCCGTACCACCCATAGCCTAACTTGAAAGCGCGTTGATGTATGCTGTTCGCTAGTAATATGACTTACGTCATGGCGAACAGTAGCTTCTATGTACGAATGATATGTCATGCCGTCACCATGATGCGAAAGCATTACATTTTAACCAAATAAGGAGACTAGAAAATGTCTAAAAAAAGCACAAAATACAAGAACTTAGTAGATTCTAAAATCGCAGTTATTAACTACCATTCTGGAGATTCACTAACATATCTCAGAGAATCAATAGCTAGAGACGCGTGCTACACTTCTGCTAACAGCATACAATATAAGTCTGATCAAATCTCTGAGAACCGAGACAAACTTGCAGACCTACGCGAGACATACTCTGGACAGGAAGTCATCCATGTTCAGATGTCTAAACTAGCCTACGTCATTGGAGAACAGCAAAAGGAGCTTTCAGAACTTGATGACAGACACCAGGCTGATCTCGAGGTATATAAGAAATTAGTTGGTAAAGCTTGGACTCAAAATGCAAAGTCATCTAATTCCAAGAACAAGCTAGCGGAACTAGACGAGATTGATGCTTTATTGAAAGCTTAATCACAAACCAATTCTCCCTAAGAGGTGGTAATCATGCCACCTCTTTTTTTATGCTTATCAACCACTTACTGTATCAACAAGGAGGTACATATGTTCGAAATTATTATTACATTAACTTGTGGTCGTCGTCAAAAACTGTCATCTAAATATTACTATTTCAATCATGCTGTTAGACGTATGAACCACTACAAAAATTATCTATCAACAAAATCTAGATATTACCAAAACAAAATCAAATATATCGACATAAAATACAACCATCAATTCTGATATAACAAATCGCAAACGACGTAGCGTGTTGTTACAGCAGTAGCAATAGCCGTCGTCGTAATCATCAATAACAATTCAAATCAAGGAGAAAAAATGACACAAGAAAAAACACTAGATGATTTCACAATCTATGTAATGTATTGCCAAGACATGAATGATCTTAACTTTGATACCATGACAATGGAAAGATACATAAGATTATTCAATGCTGGTAAATTTGTAGATACTAAACACATAATTTTGCAAGACATAGAAGTTGCAAGAGCAATGTGTAGGATGAACGCATCATGAGTAGGATGGGTCAAATCAAACTAGCTGGATGGTTGAGCATACCATTATGTATTGCAATCATATATGTAATACACAGCTTTCCACAAATGTTTCCCTATCATGGCATATGGCAAATCGTTATAGCTGGGGTAGCATTAAATACAATAGTTCATTTAACAATAACAATTCCAAGATGGGAGAAAGACAATGAGCAAAGCAGATAAAATTGTTCAAATTATTATCAAAAAGATTGAAGACGGCATTGATAACAAATGGCAAATGCCCTGGCATAATCGAGACTTTAGATTTCCAATCAACACTGATGGCTATGAGTATCAAGGATTGAATTGCTTTTGGCTTTGGATGGTCAAAGATATGCGAGGTTATACCAGTAATCAATGGGGTACATATAACCAATGGAAACAAATTGGTGGTGATGTGGGAGGTCAGTCAGCAACTGCATACAATCAATACATATTGCAACCAAGAATCGGCACTGACGACGACGATAATGTATTCATCAAGGGCTTCAAGACTTGGGCTGTCTTCAATCGCGATCAAGTCAAAGGCTTACCTAAACTGCAATCAGAACAATCATTTGTTACAGAAGAAATGATAACTGATAAAGCGATCAAACAGCAGTGCATCAACTGGTTCGCAAACATACCAGCAACAATTCATACTGGTCACAACAAAGCCTGTTATGTTCCATCAAAAGATGAAATCCGTATGCCTGACTTTGATACATTCAGAACAGACATTGATTACTATTCTGTACTGGCACATGAGATTATACATTGGACAGGTGCGGACCAAAGACTAAACAGAAAGCTATCACAAGAAAGACAATCATATGCTTTTGAAGAATTGGTTGCTGAACTTGGCAGTGCATTGATAGCTGCAAATTTAAAGATCCAATCTAAACCAACAGACAATACAACTGCTTACCTCAAAGGCTGGTTACAAGCAGTTAAAAAGAAACCAAAGACACTATGGGATGCAATGTCTTTGGCTAAACACGCAGTCTCTTTTCTCAATGATTATCAACGCAAGAATATTGCAAAATCATTGCAGAAAAAGGTTGCATAATCTATTGCGTTCATGCAATAATATATAACACTTTGATAAATATAGAGGAGAATAACGAATGAATTTATCAAATAGCGAAGCCATGACGGCTGACAATATCTTAAATCAAATAGCAAACAAAGTTGTTGACTCAATGAAAACTGAGTTTGGTAACTCACCTATCGAATGTCTTAGGTTTATTCAAAGTCTAAGAGATAGAGGTATTGAGATTACAAACTCAAGTCCAATCGGTGTGTTTGAAGTTGAATGTAACAATATACTTGATGCTCTTGCTGAAGAAGCTGAAGCAAAAGCAATCATGGCAAATAAAGATGGAGGTTACTAATGGGTAAAGTCGTCGACATAGGTGCTAAAGAAACCTTAAAAGAAATATCTGTAAGTCTTAACTGTAGGATCAAACCCAAGATATATCTTACAAGAGATAAGACTACACCAGGCTTTTACAAACTAGCTGAGAACTAGTTGGTCAATATAAACAGACCCATTGAAGACTACATGAAAGGAAATATGGACTCAGCTG